GTATGTCGCGGTGTCGCCCTGGCGCTGGCGCTCGGCAATCGCCTTGCCAGACTTGGCGTTCTCATTCTCGCCCATTTGCGCTTGATATTGGCCCGAAGCCATCATCAATTCGTTTTGGCTTATCTCCATGCCCTTAATCATAGCGGGGGGCATTTCCGGCCCGCTCTGGCGCTCTGGACGCGGTATTTCTCGAGCCTTGCCGTCAATATGATTGTAGGGGAGATAAGCCAAATCCTCGCGGTTAGCGTTCGCCCATTCACCCTCATAGCCCTCGAATGCAGCGGCGGGGCCAATGTACGGCGTTTTTGTTTGCAGCGCGACGGCATGAACCGCCGCCGACGAATAATAGTTGTACTGCCTCTGAGGGTCTTTCAACATCCTCACATGGCCACAACGATCCATTTGACCGTCGATAACGGTTTCTTCCCCGATAACCGGGACGAACGGAATGAACTTCCCAGCCCATTCGTAGTGATCGATGATTTCCGTACCGGCGATCTTGTAGCACATGATGACATCTTCCGACACTTCGCGCTCGCGATAGCTCGGGTCATCATCGCCCTTGATCGTTTTCCACAGCGGGTTATCAACATGGCTCTTGCGAAGCGTGACGCGCTCGCCGGTCTCTTGATTGATCCAAGAGGCGAGCGTGTCTTCCTTCGCCTCAACGCGCCAATATTCGGCAACGCGGACGTGCGAATCCGAAAGCCAGCCGCCATAGTCGATTGACGGGGAAGCAACCTCCGCATCGGCCTTCGGATAAACCTCCTTGAACCTATCGCGGGGCATGTCGTCGAAAGCGAACAGGAACCGACCATCCGACTTATCCCGCTCTTTCGCGTCGGGATCGAAATAGACCGTGTTCGGATCAGGAACGCCGCGAATATGAATGTCTTGGTCAAACGTGTTCGCGTCGCAATAATCGGTAACGACGCGAAGGGCTCCATAGCCCGTGAAAACCTGCTTTTCCGTCGCGCGGTCGTAGGCGTTCGCGGCGTGCGACTTACTCTCGATTAGCCGGATAATGTCTTCATAGACCTGTGCCGCTTCATAGCTCGCCTCATCCGAACGAGGGTGAACCACGATTCCAGGCTTATTCTGTTTTGCATCGTTGATAATCATCAAACAATGCTGGCGAACCTTATTGATCGTCAAGCACGGTTTATTGTCGATTTCCTGAGCCTTGGCGATGCGATCCGGCCATTGGTATAGGTTATCGCTATCCCCGTGAACGAACTTCTCGTCTTCGGCGGCGCGGTCGCGAGCCTCGGCTTCCCATGCCTCGCAACGTTCAAACCTCTCCTTCGCCTCGTCTAGGATTTTCTCCTTTTCCTCGGCGCTGAGTTTCTTCTTGGACGGCATTACAATTAGAACCCCATCCAAGCGCCAGGACCGCCCATGCGCGGGCTTGCTCGCTTAACGATTACCTTTTGCTTCGCGGGGGCCACCGGCTCGGCAAACGTCAACGCGATAGCGTCCCATTTGTCAGGGCTCTGCATTCCTCGCGCTCGCATGTGTTCCTTGCGCTCCAAGAGCAACCGTTGATTGGCGTCATATGAATATCCAGGGCCGCACGCATCGGCTTGCAAATCGTCATCGTCCGGGATTTCAACCCCAGCCGGATCGTCTAGCCAATCCCGCGAGCGTGACCACATTTCCGCGCGCCGGTTCTTCGGACCAGGGCGCTTTTCGCCGCTTGGAAGCAACGTAATCGGCTCTTGCGGTTCGCCGCCGAAATTGATCGGACGAACCAGCGTGGCGTAAGGCTCGCCCCACGATTTCAGCATATCGACGATAGCGGAACCGGTATTACCAACGTCCACGAACACCCTATCGGGCTTTTCCTCGTCAATGACTTGTTTGATCCAATTGGCGCCTTGAACGGAACCGATCTTATATCGGACTTCCGTCTTTATGAGTTTCCGACCGCGACGCCACGCCATCGCGAACCCGTCATCGCCATAGTCGGAAGGGTCAACGCCAATCACGAGAGGGCCGATACCCTCAACCTTGGTCTTACGCGCCCTTACGATCAATTCGGCTTTGATGAAACTGTCATGGCCCGTGGTGACGAACGCTTCTTGCGCCGTCGCCGGGTATTCCTGCTTGAACAACAGTGGATCGCCAAGCTCGGATATTTTCAACCGCCTCCAAGCGATTTGATCCGGCTCGACCCCGTAGGAGGTCGAATATTCCTCTTCCTCTTCCGTCATCCGAAAGTCGGCGGCTATCGGCCTACGGTATTCATCTTGCCAGAACCACGGGACGAAAATCGCGATATAATCGCTTTGCCCGCGTTCGGCCTCGCGCCATTTCTTGTGAAAGAAATTGCCTAGACCATTCGCCGTGCTCTCTAGGATAACTTCCGTTCCCGGCTCGTCAGGAACCGCTTGAAGAATACCCGCCGCATGGCTTTCGGCATTAGGCCAGAACGCGACCTCCGAACCGTGGAAAAGCTGCAATGTGGACGAGCGCCCTACGCCTTTCGTTCCCGCTGTTCCGACCTTGTAACCGCTGTCCAATTCGGCGAAGAATAGCTCTTTCGCGTTCGCCGCGCCCGTCGAAGGCTTTACAAGCTGGGGGCAATGTTCGTGATAGCGGTTGACCATCTCGAATAGGTTTTGCGTCGCCGGGTCTTCATGCGTGAGAATGAACGTTCGCGTTCCCTTGCGATGCGAGGTTTTCCAATAGAACCGCCCGCCAACGAGCGTTGACACGCCCTGTTGTCGCCCTTTGAGAACGAGAGCCCGAACCTTGCCCGTCGCTTCTATCTGGCCTTGCAATTTGGCATGGATGAACCGTTGGGCCTTGTTGAGCGTGAACGGCTCAACCGCGCCAGACTTGGTTCGTATCTTCAAGCACCGCGACGAATAATGCTCGAAATCGTCACGCAAGCGTATCCGAATAGCTCGCTCGCGTTCGTCCATCTGGTTAGTTGATCGCCGCAGCGGGCCTAACGATGAACGTAGCGCCAGCGGTTTTCGTCGCCGTCGAAAGGCTTACCATGCTCCAATACACGGGAGAGGTAGACGCGGCTGAACCGGGAAGGCGAGGGACATTCACAACGCCTGAACTAGGCACGCATTCCGCATAGGCGCCATCGCCCGCCTGTCCAAGGTTAGCCGACCCTTGGACGCCGCCGAAAGTGCAATTGTACGAGCCGAGATAAGCCGCCGACCCCGTGGCGACCGCATATGTTCCGCCGTCGCCGTTCGTAAACGTGGGGGCCGAAGCCCACGTATCGATCTGAACCGAGAGGCCAGACCACCCGCTTGTCGCGCTTGTCCATAGCAGTAGCTTGGGAACAATTGCGCCACCGCCCGCATTCGGCAATGAGAAATACGGGACAACAATCGAAGCCGCCGTTGTGGACGAGGCTATCAATTGCCCAGCGGATAGCGACGTAGCCGTACCGCTCGTTAACAGTGAAGGCGGGCTGGAATAGAGCCCCGACACGGCCTGTTGAGCCATGGCGGGGGGAAGAGCTAGACAGGCGGCGGCAACGAGCGCCGCGCCGCGAATAAAGCGCTTGGTCATTGTCGCCGCCATGGTCTTAGAGGTCCGCCGAAACCCAAATGTAACCCGAGCCGCCGCCGCCTTGAAGCAACGTGGCCTGACCCGCCGTTCCGGTCGAGTTGCCGTTGACGGAAACCGCGTTGACAGTATGGGTCGTGCCCGCCGTAATCGTGCAAGCCGTCGCGGTGCCCGCTTGGTTCGTCTTGAACGTGCCAGCCGAAACGCTCATGGACGGAGCGGTGCGGAACTGAACGGGAGCGGCAAGATAGAAGATGTTGGTCGAAGTCGTCGGGTTCATACCCGCGCCAACGATAACGCCCGCAGCCGGTTCGGAAGTCGCCCAGAAATAGCGCTGGCAGATTTCCAACTCAACCTGAACGTCAAGACGCTCAAACTGAGACGGGGCAAGTCCGACTTCCATCTGAATGACCGGAATCTGAATCCAATCGTTCGCGCCCGCCGTGCCAACCGGGGTATAGCTGATAACCAACGCAAGTTCGGTCGCGGTCGAAGGAACCGTACCCATCTGAACCACGAACGGAGCGCCGGGGACGTAAGACGCCGACGTGACCGAAATGGTATTGGTGGAGACAGTCGTCTGACCTGTCCAAGTACCGCCCGAAAGCGCCGACGCGCCTTCATTCGTACCCGTGCCGGAGATCAGTTTGACGGAGACGTTGCCGCCCGCAGCCGAGAAATTGGCGCCCGCGATGGCGTACATCGAAAGAACGAGAGGCTGACCCTGCAAACGGTAAACGTCCGCAGTCTCGACAATCTGAACGAGGTTGATCGCCGCCGTGTTCGTATTCGAGCTAGCGCGACCGAACTGCAAGGCGTAGTTATAACCCGGCAACGCGCCAGCCGTGATAGCCTGACGGGAAACCGAGATCGAAGACGACGCGCCGCCATAAGCGAACCAACGATCCGCCGTGTAGTTCGTGAAAACCGAAGACCAAGCCGCGATGCCGGTGAACGACGTACCGCGCTGCCAGGGGTTGATCGTGAAGTCCGACCCGTCCAGAATGTCGCGGAAGACGTTCGCGGGCGCGATCTGGTTCAGGTAGAGACCCACGGTCTGAGGCGAAGCGCCGCCCGCGAGCGCGGTATCAGCGACGATCTTTTCATTGCCCTGCAAATTCTGGTAAGAGGACATAACGGAAGCAAGCCAACCGCTCATGTTCGTGTTCCTGTGATTTTGGAAAAGCCGGGGTCAGGTTTAAGCAGGAGACAACCGCAACCCCGGCGAGGGCTGGTGTCCTGAATTTCTGAATTTCGGTATAAAACCCCGCGTTTTCGACCATTTTATGGGAAAGTCGCGGATTCGATTGAATCAATTTCGGGCAAAAATCCGAAATTCTGGCTATTCTAGGCTTTTCAGCGCATCTTCATGAGACAGGGCAACGTTCGCGGTTATCTGTGCCGACGATAGGTCCGGGATCGCTTTCGCTAACAACACCTTAGCGGCGTTTACCTGGGATGCGTCCATTATCGGGCCGTCATCGGAAAGCGCGTGCTTGGTCAATCGGTTAATCAACTGACTTGCTTGTATTTTTTGGCGTACTTCGTCAGGGTGCCAAAGCTGTTTACGCGAAGCCATTTGTCACCGATTAGAGCCTTGATTCACATGCCATTCCAACACGTCAATCGCCGGTTTGAACGCCAGGCCGTACGAAAGCCCGTCTAGGCCAGCGCCGGGGATAGTGACGTGGTACATGCACTCGGGATCATGGAAGGCCACCACGGGCCGTCCTAAGCTGTCCACGCCCGATCTAACCGTTACCCATGATGGAAGCGACGCGCGGAAAGGGAAGTCTTCCCAAAGCGGAAGGTCAAGCACGTTGGCCATGGGCTGCATTTACCTCACCCACGCTTGCCTTTACGCGCCCCTATCCGCACACATGCCAGCGGGAGAGCCTAGCCAGGACGCGGGATCGGGCGGGATTATTCGGGATGGTACACGCTCGCGAAGATCGAGTGACGCGGGCGGGTGTTCGATTTCACGAAGCGCGGCGAGGAAGGCTACAGCATCAGCCTTATCGCGAGCTAACCGTTTACGGTCTACACGCTCGGGACCGGACTTGAGCATGGGGCCTCGAATAAAAATCATCAAATCGCGATATTTGCGCTTGACATTTAGTCGCCAATTGGCGATAGTAGGCTCACGAACAACGGAGCAAGCAAATGACGTACTACATCACCGAAGTCGAAAAGACTGTTGCCAAGCTCATTGTGAGCGAGACGCGCACCACGTCGAAAGCGGTTCGGGATATTGCGGTCGCCGCTATCCGTGCTGCGGGCAACCTCGCCATCGTTCGCGAAGAAGGTTGACGCCTAACCCCAACGGGGGCGAAAGTCCCCTTACTCTCTAGGAGATATGAAGATGGCTAAACCTTTGTCGTCACTTCAAGTCGCGCATCTTCGCGCTTTACAAAAAGATGGCGAGCGCTCGTCTTACCCGCATTTGAATTTCGGGACGCTAAATTCTCTACAAAAACGAGGGCTGGTCCGCGTCCGGTCTGGACTAGGATCAATGTTTTCTCCGACAACCAATATCAAGTGGAGCATTTCGGAGGCGGGAGCCCAATACCTGCAAAACGAAAAAACCCCATTATGACCCCCGCCGCCTTCGCCGCATGGCTTGCTTTCATGCGATCCACCCGCAAATGGTCCGGCGCTAAATGCGCCGTGGCCCTTGGCGTTCATGGAAACCAAATCAAGCGATGGCGAGACAACGGAGCGCCGCCCTATGTCGGACTAGCATGTTCGGCGATTGCTCAGGGATTGCCGCCGTGGGAAACTTCGCAACCCTAGACGGCGCTAACAAAGCAGCCTCGCGCACCCGCACGTAAGCCGCCCTTGTCATTATGAGCGTGGGTAAACTGATTTGCGGGGGAAGTCAAGCCCCTCTAACGAATAAGCCATCGGAATTTCTACCCTCCATTGAGACCCCTCCCGTATTAGATCGCAATCCACAACGACGTTGCCAGGAACTTTTACAAACCTATTTCCATCCCCGTAAACGAGATCGCGCCATACCTGTCTCAATTGGTCATCTGTAAGCCTCAATTCGTAAGTAGAGTATTCGAACATCGCCCTAATCCCTCCGCAAAGCCCGGCGCCTACCGCTCGCCAGCCGACGATAATTGCTCAACGCCTCGGAAACCCTAGACACAGCGACGCGATCAGCCCATGATGGGGTTTCGTCTCGAATCACGATATTGCAAAACATGGCGAACCGTTCCGATCCGCACGCAAGGCCAGCAAGA